ATGGTAACTACATCTAATCAACTTGTATCTATGCAAGAGAAAGTATCTAACGCTATCGGCACTGCAAACGAGGCTAAGGCTATTACTAACGGCAATGTGCGTGAAACAGCGGCATCTTTACTTGGTGTGCGTGAAGAGATGAAAGCTACTAGAGAAGGTATTGAATCACAACTAAAAGCCCTTAAACGGGCAACGTCAAATCCATTGGGGAATTAATTATGTTATCTATCATATCAGGCCTATTAGGCATAGGCTCATCAGCACTACCAAGTATCTTAGGATTCTTCCAACAGAAGGGAGACCAAAAGCATGAGATAGCTATGGCTCGTTTACAAACAGAGCGTGAGGCCGCTATGGCTGCAGCTGGCTTTGCATCGCAAGAGAAGATTGAGGCTATTAAGTTAGATGAGATTGAAGTGCAAACTTACGCACAAGAGCGTGAGGCTTTATATAACCATGACATGAAAATCATGGATAAGGCATCTCAAGCTGCCGTAGATTTAAATGCAAAGGTTCGCCCTATAATAGCGTTTACTTTTGTTGGCTTACTTGTTTTTGTAGATGTTGCTGGGCTTATCTGGGCAATATATACGGGTGTTGAGTTTACAACGGCTATGGCCTTAGTATTTTCTGATGATGAAATGGCAATTGTTTCAAGCATAATTGGCTTCTACTTTGGCTCTCGTCAGTGGGAAAAGCACCGTGAAGGCAAGTAAAGAACTAATTAAGATGTTGAAACACCATGAGGGCGTTAGGTACAAGCCGTACCAATGCCCTGCTAGGCTGTGGACAATAGGCGTTGGGAGTGTGCTGTATCCAGAACAAGCTAAGATACCGTCAAGCATAGAGGGTATGGATAGGCGCAAGGCATGGCCACTAAAGCTTGAAGATAACCGTAGATGGAGTGAAGAAGAAGTTGACAAATTATTGGCTAAGGATGTCACCAGATTTGAACGAGGGCTTGCCCGTTATTTACCTATACGACTTTCACAGAATGAATACGATGCTATTCTTAGCTTCTGCTTTAATCTTGGTCTTGGTACATTTCAGCGGTCAACCCTCCGTCAAGCGCTTCTACGCGGCGATAAAGCGAGTGCTATTCAAAGCTTGCTCAAGTATAATAAAGCCGGTGGGAAAGTCTTAAAAGGATTAGACAACCGCCGCAAAGACGAAGCAGCACTGTTTAGGAAAGAATAAATAGATGTTTCCATTTGCCTGCTTTTAAGGCATAATTATTAAAAATTGGACTGCTGTATCAGTAGTCATGTAACCAAGAGGATTTTACATGGCTTATGCAATGACTTTTGCGAGTCTCCAAGTTGACTTGCGTAGATACTTAGAGCGTGGTTTCACGCTAGCAGACGATCCGTACGTTTACGAGCAGCTGCCTCGTCTTATCAATATGGCTGAACGCCGTATTGCCCGTGATTTAAAAATCCAAGGTTTCATCGTTGCAGTAACAACACCGCTATCAGTGGGCGTCAGTACGTACGCAAAGCCTAACCGCTGGCGTGAGACCATCAGCATGACCACCAAGAGCGGCAACACAGTCACGCCTGTCTATACTCGATCATACGAGTACTGCCGTGGTTACTGGCCAGATGACACGCAGACAGGTCAGCCTCAATTCTACGCCGACTACGACTACACACATTGGTTGTTGGTACCAACACCAAACGACACGTACGACCTTGAGGTCTTGTACTACGAGTTGCCCGTGCTATTGGACGACAGCACTCAAACCAACTGGCTAACCGACTACGCACCCAACTTGCTTCTATACGGTGCACTGTTAGAGGCCACACCGTTCCTTAAGAACGACGATCGCATTGCCACATGGCAAAACTATTATCAATCCGCAGCCAACGCACTGAACACTGAAGACCTCAAGAAAATACTTGATCGTGACTCTGTTAGGACTGAAGCCTAATGTCATACACCAACGTCTTCACTGGCTCGACCATCTACCCTACCGAGGTAGCGCTTACCAAGTTGGACATGACAGCCAACGTGGTATTGTATTGGCCAGTTGAGGCACCACTTGGTGTACCGTTAGCGTCAGAGATTGTTGAGATAACAAGCTCAACCTCTACCAACTGGACAATTAAGGTGCCAGACGCAATGTTGGTGTCCGTTGGCCAAACCATACTGTTCAACAACCGTACGGCTGTGGCCATCAGCGTTATTGACTACAACGGAGCAAGCATCGTCTCTTTGCCAGCCAATACCCAGTGGCAAATCTACCTAGCGACCAACACAACCCAAGCTGGTGTTTGGCGTCAGTATCAATTCGGAGCAGCAACATCAACAGCTAACGCCGCAGCACTAGCTGGTCCAGGCTTGCGTGCAGTTGGCTCTGAGCTAGAGACTGCCGTTGTTGTTACAGACTTTTCAACAAATTACACATTGACTCAAAACGACCAAGCTGGCATGTTCAATTGCACGAGCGGTGGAGTTACAACATTAACATTGCCTGTGCCTGCCGTTGTTGGTACGGCATGGTACGTTCAAGTGCGCAACAGTGGTGCTGGCACGCTGACTATAGACACAACAGGCACAGCGCTCATTGACGGCTCAGCAACAAAGGTTTTCTCTCCAGGTGACTCCGCATTAATTGCGCATAACGGCACAGACTACTACTCTGTTGGTTTTGGTCAGGCGGCAGTGTTTGCGTTTGACTACGTTGAGATTGACGTCTCTGGTGGCACAGATTATGTCTTGTCTGGCAACGAACTTAATCGTATTGCTTACCAATTTACTGGCGTGTTATCGGCGAACATAACTGTCATTGTGCCAGCAACCGTTCAGCAGTACTGGGTTTACGACAACACAACAGGTGGATTTGACTTAAGCGTAGGCACGGCAACGCAAGTTTCACCGTTGATTGTTACCAACACTACCCGCACAATTGTATACTGCGACGGGGCAGACGTTGTTCCTGCGGTTACTTCTTTTGTAACGGGCACAATTAGTGGGGGCTCATTCTAATGGCCGCTTCTGTTGTTGTATTAAAATCAAGTCCTGGCATTAAGCGTGACGGCACGGTATTTGAGGGCGACTTCTACGTTGACGGATCTTGGGTACGCTTTCAACGCGGATTACCTCGTAAGATTTGGGGCTACCGTGCTATCTCCGTACACTTGCCTGAAATATCTAGAGGGCTTAGCACCTTCGTGCAGCAACAGCTTGTCTACACACACACGGGCTCTGCTAGTTACGTCAACAGATTTACAATAAATGGCTCACTGTCTCCATCTATCGTTAGTGATCGCACGCCAGTGGCTGTCAGTGCAACAGGCACGGTATTACTGACAGGTGGTGGAGCAGGGTCTGTAAATAGCGTTACAGTCAATGGTGTAACAATCACCTCAGGCTCTGTTGCATTCTCTGTAGACTTAGCTACAACAGCAACCGCAGTGGCTGCAAACATAACAGCGCACACATCAAGTCCTAACTATACCGCTGTGGCAGTGGGTAGTGTGATAACTATTACAGCAAGCACAGGTGGATCGGCAACCAACGGTTTTGTTGTGGCAACAACGCTAACAACTATTACTGCAACTACCACCAACATGGTTGGTGGCTCAAATGCTCTTATTGCAGATGCACTAAACTCATGGATATTCGATGTAATGTTTGACTCCGTTTCATTGGACAACTTGCTGATCGCTTCTGTTGCACCTAACCTTGATTGCCTGTGTAGCGATGCAGGTGGTCAGATATTTACAGGCAATATACTAACTACGACACCATTGGTCGAGGTTGCATTACCACCTAATGCAAATGTGTCTGGTGGCATTGTTGTGCTACATCCTTATTTATTCTATTACGGCACTGCAGGTATCGTTGGCTGGTCAGTTCCTGGTGATCCTAACGACTTAACTGGCTCTGGGTCAGGACAAGCTAGGGTTGCAGGACAAAAGATCGTTAAAGGACTACCGCTGCGTGCGGGTGCTGGTTCCGCCCCTGCTGGACTATTCTGGGCGTATAATGCGTTGATTCGTTCTACATTTACGGGCGGTGCTACCGTATTTCAGTTTGATACCATCTCAGCTGAGACTACTATATTAAGCCCAAACAGCGTAATTGAGTACGACGGTATTTACTATTGGTGCGGTGTTGATCGTTTCTTAATGTTCAACGGTGTGGTGCGAGAAGTTCCTAACACGATGAACTTGAACTACTTCTTTGATAATCTTAACCGTGAGCAAGCACAGAAGGTGTTTGCTACTAAGGTACCTCGTTTTGGAGAGATCTGGTGGTGCTTCCCATTTGGCAATAGCACTGAGTGCAATCACGCAATTATTTATAATATCCGTGAAAATACATGGTATGACACTCCACTGCCAAACTCAGGACGA